TATATAGAGTATCTGGATAGACCATTCGTTATGTCTATAAACTGATACGCTTAAACCTGTTTTAATCGGAGATTAATCCTAATGGCACTTTCAGAATCCATTGAATACGACAAAATTGAAGTCGTTGGCCAGTACAAATCAGTACAGGTCAGAAAAGCTACAGTCATCAAAAGAGATGGTACAGAGGTTACAAGATCTTTTGAGAGATTTGTATTAGATCCAGGCACACTTGATGGGTCTGATAATCTAGTTGATAATCCACTGGACAAAGAACCTGATGGTACAACTGCAATTGCAGATGAAGTCAAAGCCGTGTGCAATGCTGTTTGGACTACATCAGTCAAAAATGCATGGAAAGCAAACTTAATTGCTAACAAGTCAGCAACACCATAAATAACTAAAACAATAGGGTGGAGAGTGAAACCCCATGGCGTCAGAAATTAGAGTTAATAAAATAGAGAACCGAAGTGGGCTGGGAACAGTCACCTTCGCAGATACAGGTGTGGATCTGGCTGGAATCGTAACTGCAACCACGTTCAGTGGATCAGGTGCGAGTTTAACAGGACTGCCTGCAGCACAATTAAGTGGTACGTTACCAGCACTATCTGCTGCAAACTTAACGAATGTGCCTGCTGCTAATATCACTGGAACTTTACCAGCGATATCTGCCGCAAACTTAACAAATGTCCCCGCTGCTAATATTACTGGAACATTACCAGCATTAACTGCTGCAAACTTAACAAATATCCCTGCCGCAAACTTAGTTGGTGTATGCACCTCTGGTCTGACAAAGACTGGTGGATTTGGTGCATTAGTTCCAATAACAGCGACTACAGTATCATCTGATGTCTCTGGAGTAACTTTCACTGAAGAACTCACTGGTGCATTTAGTGATTATAAAATTTATGTTGTAATGATTGCTGGACTGAGGATTGCAGATGATAATCGGGATTTACAGTGCAGATACAGAACTGGAACTAATGGATCATCACAACAATCCACTAATGTTTATGTTGCTATGACTAGTGGTGCTGACAATGCAGACGCAACTTTCTCTGCAACAAGTCAATGGAGATTTAATTACAATAATATTGGTAATGATACGGACGGTAGTTACGTTAAAGAAGATTTTAATGCAGTCATTTACTTTGATGGTTTTGAGGCAAATAGAAGACTTAGATATCATGGTCAGACTGTATATCAAAGTAGTGATGGAAATTTAAGAGGTCAGTTTATAAATGGCCATGCCACTGATTCCACAGAAGTCACTGGTCTTGAATTCTTCTCATCACAAAGTTCCAACATCAATCTTGGAAAATTTTCCTTATTTGGAGTTAATGGGTAATGGCACAAAAGTACGTTAATGGTGAATTAGTTGATCTCACCACAGAAGATGAAAATCAAATTGTTAAAGATTTAGCAGCAGAGGCAGCAGAAAAGGCTGCAACTGGTTACATAATGGATAGAAGACTTGGTGTTGGAACCACATCAGGTTATATTAGTTTGCAAAATCAATTAGACCAACTATATCATGACATCAATGCTGGTAAGTTTGGTGCTGATGCTAAAACTGGTAGTTGGTTTGTTGGCATCACGAGTGTCAAAACTGCCTTCCCTAAACCATAAATAACTAAAAACGATGGCATACTACATCAAAAAACAAGGTTTATCTGGAAAGGTCGTCTATTGGACAGGTGGTAATGTCTGGTCTGATAACATTGACGAGAAGAAAACCTATGTCAATAAAGGAACTGCTGACAGTAAAATCCTCAATCCAGACGGCAAGAACGGTGGATTTACAGGAGCTGAGGTCGTTTCAGAATAAATAATCAAAAAGATAAATGGCATTCACAAAGATTACTGCAGCTGGTATTGGTTCAACGGAAACTGTCACGATAGATGGTTTGTCTGTAATCAATGATGGATCTTTCGGCGGTAACGTATCAGTCGGAGGAACATTAACTTACGAGGATGTCACGAACATAGACTCGGTTGGTTTGATCACCGCAAGAGCTGGTATTGTAGTTGGTAGTGGAATAACTTTAAGTGTGGATGGTGATGGATTCTTCACAGGTGTTGTAACTGCAACGAGTTATGCTGGTGATGGATCTGCACTCACAGGTATAGATGCAACCCAGATAGTTACAGGAAATACAAGTGTTCAAACAGTAGATACAGGTTCTGATGGACATGTTAAAGTTAATACTGAAGGTTCTGAAAGACTTCGCATCACATCAGGTGGTGGTGTTAAATTTATTAATGCTGATTCACCTTCTAGCACTACCGAACCTGCACAGATATTAAATCATGCTGGAGGGTGGCAATTTTATGCCAGTTCTGATTCTTCAACTCATAACAATATAATCTTTGGTACAAATAGTGTTTCTGCTGGAGAGAGACTTCGCATCACATCAGATGGCAAAATTGGTATTGGTGATGATACACCTGATGCACTGCTTAGTATAAAAGGAGATTCAGATGCAGCAACAACTCCTTCAATTCGTTTAAAGGATGGCACAGACACTCGTGAGGCATGGATCACAAATAGTGCTGGTGATTTAATACTTAATAATGGTGGTGATGATAATACACCACATTGTAAAATAACTATGATGGATGCTAATATTATTCATTTTTCTACAGCTAATACTGAAAGAGCTCGCATTGACTCAAGTGGCCATCTTTTGCCAGCCACTAATGATACCTATGATTTAGGAAGTAGTTCATTACGTTGGAGAGATATATACACTGGAGACCTTAACTTATCTAACGAAGGTAAAACAAATGATGTGGATGGCACTTGGGGCAACTACACAATTCAAGAGGGTGAAAATGATCTATTCTTGATAAATAATCGTAATGGTAAGAAATATAAGTTTAATTTAACGGAGGTTTCATAATGGCTATTTATTTTTCTGACGGTACATCACAATCCAGTGCTGCTGGAGGAAAGATTCTTCAAGTTAAGACCTTTCAAAAAACTGACTCTGCAACATATACTCCAGATAGCCAACTTGTGTTTAAGGATATAGGAATTACTTTGAACATAACGCCTAGTGCAAATACAAGTAAAATATTAGTCAGTTTTGTGTTGTTTGGAGGTTTTCAAGGGGATGCTGCAAATCATTATTTTAGAATCAAAAGAGCTATTTCAGGAGGATCAACTTCTTACATAACAGCTGCAGATCAAGGTAATAGAACTGGTACGTTATTTATTGGAGCAATGGGTAATAGTGAGAGTTCTGGAGATAGACCAACAATATCAACAATGAGTGATTATTTAGACGATCCATTTGGAGGATCTGGATCAGTAGCAGCAGTAACTTATACAATTCAACATACAAGTCACGGCGCATACTCATTCTATTTAAATAGATCTTCTGATACAGATAATTCAGATAATCGAGAAGATGGTATTAGCTGGATTGTTCTTAAGGAAGTAGGAGCATGATAGACAGTACCATCATAAATAACTAAAAAGATAAATGGCATACCTCGGTAATCAACCTGTAGTCGGTGACTCAGCAAATACGTTTAAGACCTTAGATGATATCGCATCATTTACGGTGACGTTTGATGCTACGAGTTCTGATGTGGTATCAATCGCAAATGACACCTTAACTTTTAATAATCACCGATTTGTGACTGGACAAAAGGTTACATATAATGATGGTGGTGGAACTGCGATAGGTGGTCTTGCCGATGGTTCATACTTTATAATTAAGGAAGATCAAAATACAATCAAGTTAGCATCAAGTGCATCCAACGCTGCAGCTGGAACCGCAATCAATCTGACAAGTGGTGCTGCTGGTGGATCTCACACACTCAAGATTGCATTTGATGGTGTCAATACAAAGTTTAAGGCGACACACAGTAACGGAACGAAAGCAAATATCAGTCGTGCTGCACAGTTAAGTCTATCAATCAACGGTGTAATTCAACAACCACAAGATACAACAACTCCGACTGTTGGTTATGGTATTGAAGCGGACTCTACAATCGTATTCAGTCAAGCACCCGAAGCAACAGATAAAGTATTTGGTTCATTCATTGGTGAAACTGCTGCGAGTTTTGATATCAATGATAATACTGTAGATGAATTTACTGCAAATGGATCTACAACATCATTTACTTTATCTAAAGAATTACCTTCAAGTAATGATGCTCTGGTTACACTTGATGGTGTAGTTCAGTATCCAGACACACAAACAACAACAAGAGCATATAGCACAACAGATAATACAATCACATTCACATCTGCCCCTGCTGCTGGTGTAGTAATACAGGTTCGTCACATTGGATTCGGTGGTGCAAGTAGTCAGTCTGTTACAGGATTCTATGGTAGAACTGGTAATGTAAGTCTTAAGAATACGGATGATATATCAGTCAATGATATCACTGTCGCTGGTGATGGTACAGTCACAGGTGGATTAACAGTTGGTGGTAACTTAAATGTAACTGGAGACATCACTTATGATGAAACAGTTGCGAGAAATCTAAACATCACAGGAATTGCAACAGTCGCTTCTGGTATTGTAAGCACAGGTGACTTTAAGATCGGAACTGCAACCACACTCAGTCAGGATAATATATTCACAACTGGTATTATCACTGCATCAGGTGGTCTTGATGCAATTGGTATTCAGTCTGCTGGTATCAATATGACAGTTGGGGTGATCACTGCACTTAACTTTGTTGGTAGTGGTAACACATTCTTATATGATGCAAGCACTCAGACAGTTGATATCTCTATCGCTGGTGGTGGCGGTGGTGCTGTCGGAGCTGGAACTGATAAAGTGTTCTACGAGAATGATCAAACGGTCACTCAGAGCTACACGATTAGTGCAGGCAAGAACGCCATGGTGGCGGGGCCTCTTGCGGTTGCATCTGGTCAAACAATCACGATACCATCAGGTAGCGAACTCACAATCGTATAAATATAGGAGTAATCAGATACAAATATGGCATTAACATTATCTGGAACAAATGGAGTAGTCGGAGCTGGTTTTACAGTTGATGCCTCTGGTGTCAGTGTGACTGCTGGTGTTGGTACTTTTAGTAGTGTGCAAGGTTCTGCTTCGAGTTTAACACAGATACCCGCTGCAAACATAGTAGGTGTATGTACTGCTGGTTTAGGAAATGCGAGTGGTGCTTTTGGTCAAGGGATATCAAATATAGATCAATGGTATGTATCATCAAATTTTACTGGGACTGCTGATCCAGTATCAAGTAATTTAGCAAGATATACAACAGCTGGATCTTATATAGGAGATGGGATGTCAGTATCAAGTGGTATATGGACGTTCCCCACCACTGGTTTTTGGCAAATAGAGTTTCAAGCAGTGAATACAAGAGTAGAAGCTGGTCGTCAAAGTAAATATCAATATATTAGAATTCTTGGAACTACTGATAATTCCTCTTATAATATGTTTTCAGAAGGACATTCAACTTATTATGATAATTATGATGCGTCATACAGATATAGTGGTAACTATTGTTCAGTAGTTTTTGATGTCACTAATACATCAACACATAAGGTTAAATTTACAACCATAGTTCAAGATAATGACAGTCAAGGTGTTCGTTGGGATTCCCCGAACATGAGAATGAGCTTTACAAAATTAGCAGATACTTAAAATGAATAGACCAAATCACATAGAAGATTATCTTTGCACCGTTCGGACAGGACAATGGTTTGGATTTAGTGATCCAAATAATAAAATTTATGCAAATCTTATAGTGCATGATGGTGGTTCAAAACCATCTGAGACTGACTGCACTAATGGATTAGCTGCATTACAAACTGCATGGGATTTGCAAAATGATAGTTATAAATCAAAAAGACGAGATGCTTTCCCCAGTTTAGCGGAACAATTAGATATGCAGTATTGGGATGCTGTCAATGGTACTACAACTTGGAAAGATGCAATCGCCAAGGTAAAGAGTGATAATCCAAAACCATCATAAATAGAATGAAGGAGATAAACTAACATGAGTAAGATACGACTACACGGATCAAGTTCTGGTTACATGGAAATAACTGCTCCTGCTGCAGGGAGTAGTACGAATGTCACATTACCAAACTCGGCAGGGACATTATTACTTGATAATGGATCTGCTGCGAGTTTAACTCAAATACCCGCTGCTAATATTGTTGGTGTATGCACCTCTGGTCTCACAAAGACTGGTGGATTTGGTAAAATTCTTCAAGTTGTACAAGCATCTACAACTACCTATACTGCAACAACTAGCACCTCGTCTTATGTTGATTCAACTTTAAGTGGAAGTATAACTCCAACGGCTGCAGGCAGCAAAATTTTAATTCAAGTATCTCAATCAGTTAATTTGTCTGTGAGTTCATATAACGGTGGTATATATATGCAACTTGTCAGGGATTCAACTGCAATTTACACCCCACCCACTATGAGTTTCTACTTCTTCTTTGGTGGTGGAAATAATAGTGTTACTACAATGCATAGGTGGAATTTTCTATATCTTGATTCCCCCTCTTATAGTTTAGGAGATACCATAACGTATAAGACTCAACAAAAAGCATATACTGATGCAGCTACAACAAGTGCTAGAACACAACCTAGTTCAGACCCAAGTTATATAACATTAACGGAGATTGTAGCATGATTTACGATAAATTTGACGCACTAATTTCTTTAAAGCCAAATGTTGAATTTACTTGGACAGGAACTGACTATTCGGGTTTAGTGGGAAGTGATAAACCCACTGAGTCTGAAATAGATACTGAACTTGCAAGATTGAATAACTTAGAACCCATGAGGTTGTTGAGACTTGAAAGGGATAGAAGATTAACTGATTGTGATTGGACACAATCTAGAGATTTAACTTTATCAAATGATGATGCTTGGAAAACATATCGTCAAGCATTGAGAGATTTACCAGCATCAGCATCGCCAAGTCTTAATTCACTCGGTAATTTAGATTTGACATCAGTGACTTGGCCAACTGAACCGTCCTAAATAACTAAAAAGTATATCAATGAGCACACTTAAGGTCAATAAACTACGAGATACGGCAGGGTCAGCGGACGCAATAGTCCTTGATCCGAATGGTGGTGCTGTTCTTGCTGGTGTTACTACAGTTACGAGTGTCAAGGTTGGCGCTGCAGTTACAATCTCAGAATCAGGTATTGAAGCTTCTGGTATTGGAATCACTTGTGCGAATATTAATGGAACACAAATAGGTGGGCGAAGAAATATTGTAATTAATGGAGCTATGAATGTTGCTCAAAGAGGCACATCATCAACATCTGATGGTTTTGGATCTCTTGATAGGTTTATGGCAAATCTAGGTGGTAATGATGAAAATGCAACACAATCTCAAGCAGATATATCAAGTGGAACTACACCTTATACAACAGGATTTAGAAAATCATTTAAATTTACAAACGGAAATCAGACAGGCGGTGCAGGTTCTGGAGATCGTGTAACTATTTTGCATAGAATTGAAGCTCAAGATATTGCAAATAGTGGTTGGAATTATACAGATCCAAATAGTTTTATAACACTTTCATTTTGGGTAAAATCAAGTGTTGCTCAAAATTTTTATGGATTTTTAAGAACTTCAGATGGTACAGCACAACTTTATCCATTTGAAACAGGTTCTTTATCACAAGATGCTTGGACTAAAATAACAAAAACAATTCCAGGCAATTCAAATTTACAATTTGATAATAATGTCAATATAGGGTTAGAAATAGAATGGGATATGTTTCGTGGAACAGATACAACAGGCAGTATAAGCCTTAATGCTTGGGGTGCATACAACAGTTCTGTAAGAGTTCCTGATATGACATCAGATTGGTATGAAACAGATAATGCAACATTTGAACTCACAGGCGTTCAATTAGAGGTCGGATCTCAAGCCACGCCATTTGAACACCGCAGCTTTGGCGAGGAGCTCGCACTCTGCCAGAGATATTTTTATAAATATGATCTTGCAGGGATACAGATGAATCTAAACAGGTCAGGTGGAAGAAGAGTGGCAAACGTATATTTCCCTACGGAGATGAGAACTAATCCTTCAGTTACAATTACAACCCAATTTGATGATGGTGGAGCAACTATAAGTGCAGATGGTATAAGGACAAAACATTTTTACTTTGTACAAGCATCATCTAGTGCAAGTAATGATGCACCAAATGTGAGTGTATTCACATCAGATGCGGAGCTCTAATTATGTACAAAAAAATTAAAAATGATCTTACAGGTTCAGACAGAACCGACATGATATTAAAAACTAAAGATGATTCTGGAAATACTATTTCTACTATGTATATACCAGTTAATGAAGCAAACACCGACTACCAAGCCTACCTCGCTTGGGTCGCCGAGGGAAATACACCAGAGGCGGCCGACTAGACAGTTTATAAACTGACTACTCAAACTTGACTAACTACGAGATTAAGTCTATAATAGGCTTAGTTTCGTTTTTTTTATGAACTCCAAAGAATCAAATCAAAAAGATCCACTATTAGATGAACTCGCAGAAAGAATCCTAGAAGGCCCAGTTGTTTTTACACCTGATGAAGAGTTTCTTAGAAAAGTAGAAGAGAAGAGGACAAATAAAAAAGTGTCATAATAAAGCTGCACAATCGAATACCTTACATTATAATGTTATCAGATACGATAAACTGATGTTTCCAACTGAATTACAAAATGCTGTTGATTATCTCAATACTCTTACAATCAACGTGAGTGAATCACATGAGGATGGTAGAGTCAATAGCATTGATGATGAGGACACAATTATAGATCTCTTAGTCGATAAGTTTGGCGACAATATTGAAACCCCACCACCTCGTTGTTGGTGGGATGTTAAGGTATTCGGTTATCCTGTTAATATCAAATCATCAAAGTTTGGAAGTGCTGCTGATAACTTCTCATCAAAGGCAGCGATATTATATGCACTTACAGACCTACCAGAATCAGAGGTCACTTGTACATCTTGGAAGAGTTTCCAAAATAAATTGCAAATGAACTCATCACAAGCAGAATCAAGAGACTATTATATTATTGTATTGGATAAGACAACAAAGAAAGTATATTTACAATCATTGAAATCCTTACAAAAACTCACATCAAATGGTAATAACCTACCATTTCAAATCAAATGGAAAGACAATGTAAAACCAGTTGAGAGAACATATTTACAATCGTATGACTTTTTGATTGACTCATACAAAGAGTCAGTAACCAAAAAGATCATGTCACATGAGGGTTACGACCAATTATAAAACTGTCACATGAGGGGTTGTTACGCAACCCCTTTCATGTATAATGAATACATACAGAGGATTTTATGCAACTACGACCACATCAACTTGAAGC